GATGAGTGGAAGTGTCCCATGCCCAAGATCCACTCGATGGTTCAACATAAATAACTTGTTGTCCCATTGCCATATATTGTTTGGCGTTTGTCAAATCAACAGATTGTGTTGTTCCATTGTTAAACACAACATAAAATTCTCCACTTGATGTCACCCAATATGGCGTAGCCAAATATTCTCTTACTGCCCCAATTTCTTCAGCCGATGGAAAATGCCCACCTGTTGCATAAAGGTTTGTATATCCATCATCAAACACATATAGCGTGTTATTTGGATTTGAGTCATCAACAATTCTTACTGTGTTTGGAACAATCTTTTCTCCCCAAACATTGTGCTTCAAATTTAATGTGACGATTCTATCTCCAATCTTTCTTATTTCCTTTTTTCCTGTTTCTGGATCTTGTGTGTAATATTCAACACCAAACAACTTAGTTGGCTCACTTGAGTTCTTGTAGAACATTGCATCTGTCAAATTCCATATATTTCTGGCATATTTTCCAGATGTGTTTATTGGATCTATACTAGCTTGCCAATATACACTTTCGGATGGAAAGAATGAGGCACTTGTTCTAATACCATAGTTAACCTCACAACGGTTATTATAATAAGTGGGGAAACCATATTTATCTACAGAAGATGAGTCAATGCTCTGCACAGTCCAATTCTTGAACGTGCTAAAAGGTCTGACTGTGATATCTCCCGCAGAGAACTGCTTAATCATATGGATATAAATATTTGATTGAGGCGGGATTTACCCGCTAACTCAAACATCAATTTTTATCTTTATTAAGCACTCGTTGGTGAAGTCTTTCAGCAATGGCTGACTTAACTTCGCAACAGCAACAAGGTCGTTGCTTTCGTTATATAGCCCAACGGTCGTGATATACACCTTTGGATTGGTGTAAAAGTCTGTGAATCTCAATTTTCCAATATCTTGAGAATTTGATGGATTATCATTCTCAGAGATTACAAATGTAGGATTATTACTATAATTGTACTCTTGATTCTTAACCCTTACAAAGAAATGTCGAGCGGGCACATACTCTGTAACTCTGGCTTTCATTCCTGCAAAATCTGCACCAGATTCTATTGCTTTAAACAATAATGAATTCATTCTAGCAAATTGTGCACCCCATTCATTTGTTGATGTATTCCAATATAATGAATATCCATCAACTTTTCCAATTAGTTCGTGCACTTTCTTTGGATTCAAGATAATAATACCAAGGTCTGGGTACATTAGACCGATTCCTTGATAATTTCTTGTCTGTGCCGCACCTGTGCTCAATGTTCCAACGATAAGATTATATCTCTTACCACCGCTTTGTACTCCGGTGTCTGGATTGTCACGAGAATCGTCGATTACCGTAATTCTTGTTGCAACACCTCCAACACCAGATCCACTTAGGGTCATTTCAAATTGTCCCGGATCTAAACGATCCTTGTATTTTGCGTTTCTGAATGAAATTGCATAAATATCATCGGACTCAACACCAGATCCAGATACTGAAGATGTTACGAAGGTGAATTTAGAATCACCCGGAGCAAGCAACAAGTTTCTGTATTGATTGTAAATTGCCTTAGTTGGGAACAACAAACTTCCTTGTGACGAGCCTGTGTCAAACGCCGAAGAGCCAGATCCTGCATAATGTCCATACGATATTGAAAAATAGATATCTGAATTTGCAGAACCTGTTGGCTCGTCGTATACATTGGTATAATACAAACCGTTTAGTGGCTCGTATAAAGAGGAGGACTGCTGACCTTGACGACTGCTGGTATAAAAGGAATCCCAGCTTGCGGTACCGTCGCTCCACAACCCAGTTGATACTGGCTGTGTTCTTCCTGCCACTATGTCGGTTGTATCAAATTGCTTGAAAATCATGGCTTTAAATTATTAAGTCGTTGTTGATCCCTTTACGGTGACAGTAACAGGAATTGTGACAGATCCACCGCTTTCATTTCCAACCACTGTTAGATTTGTTGACAATGTTTGTGTTAGTGATGAATTTGGAACAAAGCGGAAACGAAGACCCAAGCTTACTTGTGCAGTTGTTGAAGATACGTCTCCAATAAATGTTGGAATAGTTGCAGTGCTTACGTTTTGTAGCTGTTCGCCAATTATTGTTCCAGCTGACTTGTTTGCTAATATTGCTGTATATCCAAGAGTTGTGTTATATACTGGATTTGTTGATGGAACAATAACAACTTCGCCCTTATAATCCTTGTCCACATAAATGGCACTTTGACCAAGAGAGATAATAGGAATAGAAGTTTGACCAGAAGGTAATGTAACAAGTTTGTATTTCAGCAATTGAGTTTCATCGGTAAATGCTTCAAATACAGGAGTGTTTCGAATTGCCAAGTCGTAATATGCAGAACCCTGTGGGTGGTTTGGTTGATATAAGCGATAATCAATTTCGTCATCAGCCAAAGCATATGACGTAATGTTCAAACCGCCATTTGCCGCGAGTAGTTCTCTACCCTTTTTTGTCAGCACCGCATCCACGGTAATAATCTCATTGTTGATATACGCCATATAGTGTTACTTTCTCAATAAATATATATCTAAATACTTTTTTTACTATTTTTAGACCGTTTTTGTTTCAATCGCTTCAGTGTTATCCAATAGGCCAGTAAGAGGATCTACGGTAGTTTTTTTATTTTGGCTACCTTTTTTCCATTTGAACGGCCTATCGGTGTTATCGTATGAATTTATCTCCTTTACTGAAAACTGTTGATTGCTGTATTTGTAGTGGTTGGAGAAGTATCCGTTCAGCAGTGTTGCATTATACGGATAATTTTGCATGCTGTATGCTTTTCTGTAGCTAAATGCCGATGATAATGGACCAAAGAATGGTCCTTGCGTCAAGTATCTGAATGAATCAAACACAGAACTGCCGTCTGTTGTGTAAAATGTTGTTGAGAATTTGGTCAGATTGATTGTGGCTGGAATACCGCCGTAAATGTATCCGTTGAAATACCATGTGCCAGATTGATAACTAAATTGTCCGCCGTATTGAAGTGGATATGCCGCAATATATGTGGCTCTGATCTTTATTCCGGGATTTTGTATTATACCCTCACCGGCATCTCCAATTATTTTTCCGATGTACACTCCATCTATGGTGTGACTTGATGATATATTTGTGAAATAAAATCCATTTCCTCCACCCGGATCAAAACTTATACTTCCACTGAAACTTCCGCTGAAAGTGGGAGGTTGAATCAATGAGCAATCTGCTGTATACTCTGTTAGCACAGGTAGCTTTGCCAAATTTATCTTTTGGTATGAACTTGTTACCGTTTGCACGGTTCCATTCAAGTTTACATTTTTTTCATAATCGTTCAGGGCATTTGTGGGAAGATTATATTTGTTGTGTATTTGATATTGCTTCTTGATGGTCAATACATCGGCGCGATAATAATCTCCGTTGTAGTATGTTATTCCATTATCTGAATACACGGCGAATCCATATTGGTCTTCATCGGTTGGGAAGAATACTTGATTAACATCGTTCAATATTGATCTACCCGATGTTCTTACATCCAATGAATCTTCCAATTTTGGAGATTGGGTTGCCACAATATTTCTGTTGGCATCGATTGGTGCTTCCTTCTGTGGAATATTTTCTCTTACCAATGGTTTAAGTGCAATCTTCGGACGTTCGAGTATGGAAGGCTCAACAAGTATACCATCAACAAGTGTTGCTCTTGCTGGTACAATTGAACGAATATATTTGAACATCGCCTTGTCAAAATAGAATCGAACAACGTTCATGAAGAACTGATAATCTATGTTTCCAAAACCTTGATCGTAGAATATCTGTCTGAACTTTTCAAATCTTGCATATGATGATTCATACACTGTTGAAGGATCCCCAATCAGTTCACTTAGTGGATATTCTCCAAAGAACTTTATGATTTCTGTGTTTTGAATATCGGACGGCGAGAAGAATAAACCCAATCTATTTGAATCGACGGAAACAAGTTCACTCGATTGAAGCGAAGATCTTTCAGTTGAAGATAATGGCGCGGCAAGTTCCTGATCAACATAATTGATTTTGTTGCTTCTGAACTTGCTGGATCCATAATCAGGAAGTTTTACAGTTTGCCGAGTGTCTTTTCTACTAAACTGATATGGGAATCCGGCCACCATTGAAGGGTCGCATTCTGAATTTTGTACTGTAGCTACAAGACTCTCTGGGAAATTAACTGCTGTGAATGTTGGGAAGTCTTTTCTAAATGCAAGATTATTCAATGATGCACTTGTACTTGAATCATGCAAATCGGTTGGTCTTTCAAATGAAATTCTAACCAGATTTTCCGCTATCATTTTTTCTGGCGAATTTCCGTCATATGCATTTTGATATAATGTATGACTTTCAAATCTACCATCGTCCAACGGAAGTTCCCACAACTTTATTTCGTCAATGTTTCCAAAAAATGCCTCTGGGTCAATATTCAATGATGCGGTATTTTGATTGTAATTTCCTACATAAACATACGAACCAGATCTGAATTGAGTATTGTAGCTTCCACTTAAATACTGGCTGGAGGTTGCTTCAAATGTGATTCTAGCATCCTCTGCACGTTGTGCAATTATATCATACTTTATAGGATACTCGTCAATTTGACTTTCGGTGAATCCATACATTGAATAATTTACCGTGGCATCATTTCTACGAAGCATTGCGTGGTATGAATTACCATCAAAGAACGGAGCTTTGTCCGTCATTATCGTTTTTACACTACCACTTCCGTTATCAATGCTAAAGAATAATCTTCCCCAATCCTTGCCTTTGTCTCTGTACACTCCAACCACCCAACTATTTGGGCAGTTTACAAGTCTGAACACATTTCCAACTGTGCTTGTCTTGTTTGGATCGAATGAGAAATTGAGTTCCAGTGTTTGTGCGCTTCCTGTCCAATTGAACTTGAAATATTCTCCGCTTCCACTGAAATATGGTTCGTATTTTACTTCATCCAAAACATACAATGTTGTGTCCTGAAGATTATGAACGTCTTGTATTCCACCATATTCCTTGAGCTTGATAATATTCTTTGGAACGCCAAAACAACTTAATAGTGAAGACAGTGATGCTTCTGTACCCTTGGTCTTGTATATGTAAGGAAGAGTGTTTAGTATTCTCTTCCATATTATCTGATTTCTTTGCTTTTCAGAAATTGTTCTGGAAAGATCATAAAGGTTGCTGTTTGTGTCGAAATCATTTTGAGAAAAATTGGAAAGAAGCAATGGAAGATTTTCCTTTGATATTTCCGCATCCCAACCAAGTGAAGCCAACATATCTTCCACGATATCAACAGATATTCCATAGTTTGGACTACTTGAATAATTGTTCTTTTCTGTGATCTGCCTGATCAACAACGATATGTTATCGAAGAAGTGTCCTATCATTCCAACGAATAGGATATAGTCCTGATTTTGTTCCATATCCTCCAATATGAACTGTGGAAGATTGTTGATCAGCGAGTTACCATTATCTCTGTCAAATAATGAGGATGATGCGTTATGATCAGTATACCAAGAAGGATTGTTGTATAGGAATTTTTCATAACCATCCATTGAATTTTCCAAATTATCTATTTCAGTATTGGCGTCTGTTTTTTCCTTGATATAGAACTGATCATTTGGATTGGCATCAATTTTCTGCTGCAACTCTGCAATGGTCTGATACAAGTCATCTATTTTTGTTTTCTTTACAGTGAATGCGTCAACTCTCAATTTGGCGGAAGAAAAGTTTATGAAGTTTTCAAAACTTCTGTAGTTGGTATTATCTACTACGGTTTGAGAAGGTGTGAGAATCTTGGAAAGAACTTCATTATATGCACTTCCAGTTTGAGCAATTAATTGCTCCATTGATAGTGCTTCTGTGGAATTTCCCTGACTTTCAATTCTAACCAAGAAATTAGGACCACGCAAAGGTATGGTCTGTATTACATTTGAAGTAAAGTAATATACATTTTGAACAATTGGTAAAAATCCAAAATTGTTTGTTATCCAAACATCATCTCCGTTTTGAACAGACTGTGGAAGTGGCTCAGAAAGTTTCAAGACCAACTTATTTTGGTATCTAGGATCCTCGGACAATACCAATTTCTTATTTGTAATTGAAACGTATCCACCCGAATGATTCAAAATATTCTTGAAATACCCAGACAAATCGATGTTGTATTTCAGTTGAAGAAAATAGAATTGCGGATAAAAGGTAAGATCGTAATAAATTTTTTGCAAGAATGCAACTATTTGATCATACTCCGCTGGCTTTTTGTTTGTGATTCTGTTCAACTCCTGATCAATCACAAATCTGAACAAGCTGTAGTAATAATCCTGAATATCCCTAAAAGTTGACCCTGAATCATAATTGCTATACAACCAATTCTTAAATTGATCATATATTCCCAAGATGTCATTTACTGCAATTTGACCATTGTTTCTGGTTCCACCTTTCCTTACACCATAATACAAATCGGTGACGAATGAAATTACATCTATATCATTATTGGTTTCGTTTTCTCTGTTGGTAAATCCATAATAGAATTTCAACAACTCCGCACCAGAAGGATTTTCATTCTTTGCAGTGTAGTATACATTATAAATCTCAGGAGATGCTATTGATTCTATTATACTATCTGCAATATCACTTACAAAAACCTTGTTTGTTCCAAACACATCAACTTGCGTGTTTATTTTTTCGGTTGATCCTGCCAAATTTTTTGGAATCAATGCCACTTCATCTCTGTTGGTTGATATCTGGTATATCATCAACTTATCTTCAGATGAAGAATTGGATCCAACGATGTTTCTCATTAATTCTACCGTTATTCTATAATTTCCATCCGGTACATTGAGATTTCTCATTTCCGATGAAACATCAATAAACAAAGAGCTTGTTTCACCAACTAATATAGGAGCCGTTCCATCAAATTTTGAATACGAATATGTAATATATCTGTTTGTAGGATCGTAATATGACTGTGTGTAATTACGATATGATCCGCTCGGATATATCATCGACTCTGTTACCAAGGTATTATCAAAGTTATATACGCTGAACTTTATAAAGTCATCCTCGGTTTTGCCAAATGGAAAATTTTGAGACTTTAGTCCGTCCGTGAAAAACATCAAATCTTCTTTAGTCATGTCGGAACCAACCCCGAGTGACGAGGAAGATGCCGAAATATACTTCATGTCTTCAAGGTTCATAGTTCGCTGAATGTTACTGTATACTTTGTTTCTACTTTTACTGGATTATATACTACGTTTTCCAAAGGAATTGTTATGGAAGAAGAATAAAGCTGGCCTTTTACGTTTTGAATGATCAAATTACCATACTCGTCTATATTCGGAATGATTGAACCACTCTGATATAGCTTTTGTATGTCATCTTGATTATATCCTGATAGATATGGATTGGCGTTCATCTAGAAACTTTGAATGCGGTTGGAACTGGAAAGGTCAAAACAGAACCGCTTTGTTCCGTGCGAATTTCTACTTTGAAATATCTTTCCATTGGAAGACCGCTGGTGTCCAACATAAAATAATTTCCACTACCGTCAAAGCTTAGTCTGGTGTAATCATCATATGGAATTATTGTTTCTTCGCTTTCTGCGTCCTTGATCTGATAATAGCTTGATGATGGTAAGTAATATGGGAACAAATAATCCGATGCTTTGTTGGTGAATGTTTTTACTGGATAACGCTTTCTTGCGGTAACATCCATTCGTACAATAGATCCAAACTTATATTCAGATGCCATATTTTTCATATTCACTACAGAATCTCTGATCTGAATCGGGTCCGTACTTCCCGTAATGAATACAGAATCATGCCAACACATATCCAAATATGGAGAATATACAGTATTGGTTTCCTTACTGAAGAATTTCAGTGATCCATAGTCAATAGAACTTGATTCATCGCCATGCATAAGAATCAATCCGTTATTAACCAATGATCCACTTAGCCAAGCATATACCATATTGGAGACATCCATTCTGACATCTCCACTTTCATAATCAAAGGTTTGGCCCGATCCATATGATCCAGTGGTAGGAACCGTGCTTGATGTAAAATACCAATTTTCATATGATGGTTGAACATAGCCAGATCCACTACCAACAATTCCAACCGCAGAACCGCTGACTAGACTTGATGATATCCACCAATTTCCGCCGCCTGTACAATCAATCAAAGATCCACTTACCCACTTTTCAATATATCCATCTGAAAATTTCCATGTTACACCGTCTGGTGCTGTTGTTCCATCATACTTGTAACCAGTTCCCATCAACCATGATTGAGATATTGGATATGCCGCCAATGAATACTTGGTAGGTACTTCCGTACTTTCACAAATCTTGAGATTAAGATAAAATCTTGGATTTACTGGCTTATTTGCATCACTTGATGCCAGTGATGCCGAAATGGTTGATAGATCGAAATGAAGAAGTGCTCTTGACAAAACTGCACCAGCCGATGGAGAATTTTTGTACACATATGAACTTGATACTACTCTTGGATCTGTTGATCCAGAGTCATATGAAGATGACATTGATCCACTTAAAAGTTCAATACTTGAACTGGTATATCCAACTTCTATGATATATGAACCTAAACTGGCACAACTTGTGAATGAAATTCTCTTTTCAACTTCCAAGATTTCATCCAGCCCAGTATTCTTGGTGATATATGCTGGGTCGTTGCTTATGTATGCGTCTTTGGTTGGATATAAGAAATAGTGCATGGTGTTATAAATCAACTTACGCGGCCTACTATATCCTTTGATGGGAATTTAACCTCAAACACGCTAGGATCTATGGAAGGATATACCACTTTGTCCATAGTCGCTTTTTCAATATCATACTCATATGGAGAATAATCGCCATCACGCAGTGTAAGATTCTTTATCTTCAATGATGATACAGACTGAACTCCGTCCACCTTTGCAATTTCCAATTCAAGTCTGCTTAAATTGATTGGTTGGCAGAATTGAATATTATTGATATCAAAGAATTTCTGAACAAGTGATATGCAGTTTGCCAACACTTCTCTCTTGTTGTAATTCTTGTATGCAATGATCGTAAAATCGACACCAATGTTGATGATATATCCATCAAGAAGATTAACACTGTCGGTCAACATACGATACTGATTCAAATAGTTTTTGAGATTTTGACGAATTGCCTCGTTTGTTGCAATCAAGTTCTGATTTGTGTTATAACCAAGCAAATAAAGATTTATCGCAAATGAGTTTGCAGCCTGCAATGTTTTGTTATTTGTTGCTGATGGAGAAAGTGAACTTGTTACATCTGACTGCGGCTGTGCTTGGATATTTTGTGGATTCAATTGTGCATCCGACACTGCCCATGCTTTTGCAACCGATCCAAATTTTGAAGGCATCGCATATGCTCGTATAACATAATCTTTTTGTGTTACTGCTCTACCTTGTGCTGCTACACTAGCAAGAGCATTATTTCGTATTTCATCATTTGTTTCGGCGTTACGACCACCTGTCGCTGGAGATGGATTATTGACTTTTATGGACTTTCTTACCAATGTGGTCAAATTCTGTTCAAAAACAGGAAGTTCTGTTATATCACCGAAGAAATCAACCGCTGTTACGTTCTTTATTGAATTTGCGTTAACATTGCTGGTTATTCCGCCACCAACAACATAACGAACTGTCAATGAGGTATTTGAAGGCGCTTGACCAAATGCTCTTGATGACAAGAAATTTGATGGATCATATGTGGCAGTTTCATTTCTAAAAGTTGAAACTCTGTTCACTGTATACACATTTGGAATAATAACTTCGTCGTCTGAAACATTGGTTCCAGATCCAAATTCCAAAAATGTTGTGTTGTCGGCACCAACCCCCGTGACAAATCTTTTCGGTGTTCTCAGATATCTTAATAGGAAAGGAACAGTATCACGATATGTTGATAATGCAGAATCATTCTTGAATATGTTTTCACTTTCAATAGGAACAAGATCTTGTGCAAGATAATCTGTCTCATACCATCTGTTGCCATCGGAGTCATATACATCCATAACTTCAATAACATTTGTATCTGAAAGAGTAACTTTGAAAAATGGAACAGGAGAAGAAACCGAAATTGTGGCAGTGGATATTTGACCAGAAAATGCACTTACTGTCTTTTTCAATACATAAAATTCAGGTTGACCAGCAGCGTTTCTTTGATAAACGGAAATTTCCAACGGATCATTCTTGGTATCAACAGTAAAATCAACGGGAACACTAGTAAGAAACGGTATGCCAGAGTCGCTGCTGCACGCCATGCCCGGCTTTATAATCTGAGCATATTTCATGTCTGGAGATATACTGCCATCTTCATTTATTTTTGAAGGAATAAGTTGATATACATCCAATTTTGTGAAACTTGGTGTGCTTGGCTTTGTTTTGTAACCAACAGATCTTGCCGCATCAATAATGTTTTGGCGCTCTTCTGCATTTACTAACATCGATTCCTTGAACTGATAATCAATATAGTATGAAAGCACATCTCCAACATACGCCGCCATTTCTATGTACATCATTCCTGTTGATGCATCACTGAAATCCTTATATGTATTTGGATAATATGTTTTGGCAAATTCAATCAAGCTGGATTTTAGTTGGGAAAAATCCTTGTTAAGATATTTGACATCTTTTTTGCCCGGTAGAAATGATTTTGGTGTGTCTAATATCATACGTTGGTTGTGTTCATGTCAACTTGTAATACTTGCTCGTTTGTTATTCCAACAACTGGGACAGTGTATACTACGGAAACATTTATTCTGTGTTGCGAACTATCACTTGTTCTATCAACATCAACAGATTCGACATTCACATAATTCATCCATCTTGATATATCTTTTCTGATAGTGGATTCAACAATTTGACCAATTTCCTCCACATTATTCTCGAACAACACGCTCCATAATCCAGAACCAAAATCAGGATTCATTCTTCTTTCTCCCTTTTTTGTTCTCAGCAATAAGTTTAGATTACTTTTAATTTGTTCTCCCACGCTATAACTTTGATTAAAATATCCACTTGGCCCATGTGTTATGGGTAGAGTTATTCCATAAGGTTGTGCGTTTTGTGTTGCCATTATGGTCTTTTAGCTTTTGCTTTCGTGTCAATTGCTTTCAATAGTTGAGAATAGTCTCTTGTCATTGCAGATGCGACCGCTGCAACTTCTTTGTTTTCCGCCAATACTTGTTTTGGAAGACTTTGAAGTGCATCTATTGCGGATGGTGTACCAGAAGATTCTTCTTGTGGAATCCCTCCAACAGTTTCATTGAGCACTTGATTCAAAATTGGGTTTGTTGTGAACGTTTTTGGCGCTTGAACTGGTGACTGTTTTGGAGTTGCTTCAAAAGAAACATTTGGTGTTCTTTTTGGAAGCTGCTCTGTTGGCTTTTTTGTTTCCAACAAAGAGTTTGAATTTTGCACCATTTTTTCTGCCAAAACTTCCATAAGAAGATGTGGAAGTGCATTATTAACTTCTTCTTTTACTAGAGTTCTTATAATTTCTACAAGTTCCTGCTTTTTCATATATATGGTTCCTTATATAAATATAATGTATTTTTGATAATTATCCCGATGGTGGGAAGCTGAGAGCACTTATTTTGTCATTAACCGTCGATGTTGTATTAGATACGGTTTCTTGTATAGGGTTTGTTACAGAAGCAGCCGCATCCTGTGCAGCCCCTGTAACAGTGGATATGTTTTCCTGTACTGCACCCGTAACACCAGATACTGTGGATTCTACGCTACTCTGTAATCCTTGTATTTGGCCTTGAATATTAGAAATTCCTGTACTATCTAATGCACTCTTTGCAACATCTCCAACTTGACCTTTTATGTCTTCGGCAATACTTGAAGTTATTTGCTTCAATAATTCTGATGGATTTGCCGAAGATATTGCTTTGATAACCGATAATGCACCGGCAACCATTCCCATATTCAACTTTAGTCCCGGCGCAAATGGAGGAACAATCGATTTTAGTTTAGCAATTTTTTCAGCAGCAAATTTTGGTCCAGCCCCAAGTAAAATCCCAGCTTGATCTAGTCCCGGAAAATTTGAAATTGGTGTCAATTTTAATGTAGGGAGTGTCGGTAAAGTGGCTGAAAAATTAGGTATTGCTGCCGATATATTTGGTAAAGTAGTAGGAATGCCAGCGGAACTCAATCCCGCCGATAGCGAAGTTGGTCCTCCCAATGCGGAGGATATACCACCGACGGTCGTTGGTACTCCCAAAGAACTTGCCGCCCCTGATAATGAAGTCGGTACCTTGGCATTTGAAGCTATAGAAGACAAAGACAATTGACTAGATACACCACTTATGTTGATCGGCCCTGTTGGAGAACTAATGGAAGGTATAGACGATTTTGCAATACTACTCAGTGATGTTTGTGAACTGATTGATATTGTTGGTGCTGTAAATTTTGGAAATTCCATAGGCTATTAATCCGATCCTCCTGATACAAACACTCTACTACTCATAAGCTCACTTAACTGCGAACGAAGTGCCAACAAACTAATTTGAGATGCTTGTAAAGATTGTAATTGCTCTGCCCAAAGAGCAAGAGGAGCCACAACAGATGGTGGAAATATTGGAGTAGGTTTTCCCATGTTTCCGATGTGACTATGGCCCGTTCCCGGTGTGGCAAATGAAATCAATGTGGTCAATATTTGTATTTGCGTGTTTACATTCAAAAGCATCCAATCGCACATCGCATACATCCAAGCCACTGTAGAACGTCCCAGTAATGCAGGCTCATATATTTTTGCATGATCTCCCAAAAATATTTGTGGAGAATTTATTGTAGCAACCTTTAATGAAGTCAAAGTCAACGTGTTTGGGCATGAAATGGAAATAGTGTCATCACTTGTCATTCCAATTTTTTTCTTGGAAAAGAAAAACATTTCATTTGACTTAGAAGAAAATACCAATCTATCACTGTTGATTACAATTTGATCTCCGTCAAATTTAGGAAGCTGTACAGGCTTATTTCCACTTATTATTGCATTTTTTGTCTCTGGGGCAAATTTTGAAATTGTTTTCCCAGATGTAATATGAATTGAAGATCCATCTTTGTTTATGTCTTCTCGCGTGTACCCTCTTGCGGTTTGTCCTTCTGGATTTTTTATCGGCGCTTGTCTATTTCTGATCAATATCATCGGATTTCCACCACCATCAGAATAATCATTCAGCCCGCTGTCATTTGTACGATTATCATCATATGCGCCAAATCGCACCGATGAACCAAATCTTGATTCTAAAATAGTGTCTCCTTCATATCGTTTCAATCCTCTGATTTTAGGATTAAACTTGAAATATTGACCAAGAACTCCCGTATAATTTGGTCCTCCGTAATAATTCAACTGTGATCTTGGACCCTCATATGGTTTTTCCGTATATTCATTTATGTTTTCGTCAACTTTTCCAACAACTCTCTCTGTTATGAAAGAAGCATTTGAATTTATGATGGAATTGAAATTCAATTTCCTACTGTAATAGAACTTGCCCAAATATACACCAACAATAACCGTTTCATTCATGAGCGGCCATTCGGTTATTCCTGTACATTCTATTGGATATGCCCAATTAAGTTGTTCTTTTTTCTTGTTTCTTTCCGAATTCAAGAATCTGAACTTGATGCATCCAATTCTACCGTAATCTTCTGTTCCTTCTTGTACTTCACTACCATCTATGTTAGGTGGCATGGCCCCAACCAAAACTGCATTATTTTTTACCAATGGATGGTTTTCGTCCATCACCACATCCAATACTACAGCTTCTTCCAACTCGTAAAAAAATGAACTATCCGGTTTTCTTTCCAACACAAAACGTTTCGACGCAAGCAAATCGTCTTGTTTTACATTAAGATCACTGCGACGTTCTGCATTTACATATGCCATTATGATCTTTCGTCGGTTGGTTGTTTAATTTTTTGAACAGGCTTTGCCGCCTCTTCTATAACACTCATCAACTGTTTCTTTTCGTCGTCCGTCAATATACCACTGTTGGAATCTGATTCTGCACCTGCTCTATCTGCCATGAGTCTTTGAACAATTGCAGCCAGTTTAATTAATTGTTCGTCGTTTCTTATACCAGCGTCAAAATATTCCTTTAATAGTGGTACAATTGTAACAGCATCGTTTACTGTTTTAATCATTTCACGAAGATCTGTAATCAAAACATCTAATTGCTGCTTCTTTTCTTCAGAATTGCTGACAATATCTTTGCACAGTGAAGCAAAGCTTTTTCCCTTATACAATTCATACTCGGAAGTTTCCATACACTATAAATAGTCTGAATATATATGTTTTAGATAACAATGGTACCACGGTTCAAATATTCACTTTTTATATCTGACTGTGGCTTTGCCATGCGATTAATTACTTTCGTAATATGTTGAGTTTGGCAATCTGCTATTTCACGTATATACAAATATAGTGCTTTTTTATTGAATACATCAATTCGATCTGAGTTTCTAAAAATCTCAATCACAGCATTAGCTATTTTTAGATCACGTTCTTTGGTAAAATGCTTACCTACATTTTTATCCCAATATTCAACCATGAGCTTTATAAATTCACGAGTCTCACTTTCTTGCTTCTCATGTTCTGGTTCAATAACAAACTCACCAGACTCGCCCACTTGCTCACATATTTCAACATGCTTTTTAAAACGACGATATGTGGTGTTATTATCCAAAATAAACCAATGCTTTGCCACGATACTAAAATAGCTGAATGCTTTTCCTTTTCCTTTCTCATACTTGGCTATATTAGCCACCATATGCGATATAGCCTGCTTTTGAATTTCAAGTGGGCTTACATCAGCGTAACTGAATTTGAACGTGTTATAAACGTTTTCTGCAATCTTTGAAAAAGCAGCTTGTATCTTGTCATTGTAGATGCGATCTTTTTCCCTAGGGTCTTCAGTTTCGTTGTACGCCACAATAGCATCCTCGGTGTCTTTTGTGAAGTATACATTTGAAGTTTTTTTGGGAGCACCGTCGAGTGTATTCTTGTTTTTTCTTCCTTTTGGTCTACCGCGTCGTCTTGTGAGCGGATCTTGTACTTGAGAAAATTCAGTAGGAAGTGTATGTATTTTAACAACTTTTTTCTTCTGTATCTTTTTTATCTTTTTGATCAATTTTATCTTTTTGATCGACTTTTTAGTCGATCTAACAATTTTTTTGCGTTTCTTCATATGTTATTTGATGCGTTCGTTGAACTCTTTTGATATTCTTACTAGTTCTGTGAATACAAATCCAACGTCGTCGTCTTTTTCAAATAAATTTCTATCGTCCACAGCCTTCATTCTGTTGTACACATCGTCTACTTCGCCTCTGAAGAATTCTAACCATTCTTCATAGGTTTCTATTTTCTTAACCATGTTGTAACACGCATAGCCGAACGCACAAGCGGCGATGAAAAATATAACCAACAACGTCCATAGTATCCACATAATTTTATTCCTCGTCTATTTCTTCCTCATCTGTATCCTCTTCGTTTTCGTATCCCAATTCTTCATTGAGAATGGCCAGTGCATCTTCAACACTGGGCCAACTACGGTATTCAAGAGCATATTCTAGTAATTGCTTTATTTCCTCAAGATTATCAGTATTGATATTCATGTTTTGTTTTATAGTATTTTCCATCCATCGGCTAAAAGCTCTTCGGCTTTCTTGTATTTTATATATTGAGTTTCTCCATTTTTTTCTACCATCACCTTGTCATTTCTTCCATATTTTACTTTTTTTTCTGGTGGAGGGTTGTATCTTACACCGTCGTCGGTCATAAGAACACCATTTAGATGATCTATCTCGTGCTGTACACACACCGCTTCTAATATCCCATAGTCACTTCTCACAGATTCTTGTGTGATTGGCTCGACCTCTGGTCCGAATGGAATTGGATTGGCATGATTTAATGTTGATACTGTAACTTTTGTTGAACGAACCGTGTTTGTAAGTTTTCCGGGCAAACTCAAACAGCCTTCGGTGAATACAAGCTTTTCTTTACTATATTCCGTTATTGTTGGATTCATAAGAATCAATGGATCTTTGTCCTTCTTAACTCTTATGACAGAAACCGACTTTGATATTCCAATTTGATTGGCGGATAAACCAAGTCCGTTTGATAGCTGGTCCAGTGCTTCTATTAGTTGCTTCGCAATTGCTTCGCCTTCTTCAATCGACGCTACTGGTTCAGTCTTCTTGTGTAGATAATCCTTGTTTTTGACAATTTTGTAACTCATATATATGATTGAGGCTTACATATATATGCATAAATTTATTTTTGTCAATGTATAATAAATAATTTATTGTCTTGGATGCAATTTTCCATTTGATATTGCGTGAGGTATAGCAATTGGTGGGGGAAGTGGCGCGGCAACATTTATATCTTCATTTGTAGACTCGACTTGAATTGGTATTTCGGTTGGCGTTGGTGTTGGAGTGTTAGATGGAACATATGTCGGCGTTGGAGAAGGTATATAAGTTGGCGTTGGAGTTGGCGTTGGAGTTGGTGTAGGAGTTGGTGTAGGAGTTGGTGTGGGCGTGTGTTCCAACGTAGGTAAAATTTCAACTACGTTAAGTTCTTTATCATTATTTTTTGATTTTTTGTTTTTACTATCTATCATCAACGAATTAAATGCTAGGATTAAACATATAGCCAATGGATCAAACACGGCCATAATAGACCATATGAAATAATTTACAGCCTTTTCCAATGGTATTCCAAGACTATTTGCGATGAATTTAAATGTACCAACGTCAGTCCCAATAATTTTTTCCTGTATCTCGGTGTTTTGAACTCTAAGAACTTTTATGTTTTCTTGATATTCTGAAATTTTATTTTTTCCTTTTTCGGCGGATTCTTCTTTGTTCTTGTTAAGCAATGAAATCTTTTCATCCACTTCCTTATTGTATGATACTATAGATGCTTCTATTTCCGTTATTTCTTTTTCAAGATTTTTTACATTGGATTCTATTTCTCCTCTTTGTGATTTACTTCTACCTTCTATTTCAGCTACACGACTGTTGTATTCTTTTACTTGGGATGAATATTGATCTCTTAATTTTGATATTCTGTCCTGTGAAGATTTAATTTGTGCATCTATATCGGAGCGTTCCTTTTCCTGTCCTTCCTTTACAATTCTTGCTTGGTCCAACCCGCTTTTTCTGAATAAATTTCCTGTTCCTTGATCTATCCATTTCTGTACTTCCTTATCTAAAATTTCTAATCTTGAATTATACAGCTTTATTTGCTCAAGTTCTCTTGAGATATCGTTATCTGTTGAAGACTTTGATAATTCCAATGCTTGCTTGGCTGCTAAAATATCACCAGATGCGTCTTGATTTGTGTTTGATGATTTTCTTATAGCTTCTATACGTTGATTTCTTTGAGCAATCAGTTGTAATTTTTGCTCTATTGTTTTTTTCCTATTATCTTCAGTCGCTCCTATTTCCACCACATTGTATTCTGTCTTCTTGAGTGTTTCTATTTCTTTCTCAAGATCAACTATCTTTATATTGTTTGATTCTATTTGTTGCTCATATCCTTTTACTGCAATATTTGTTGAAGTGTATCCTGCACTCAAATACCCATATATTCCTATAGAAGTTATACCCATCAAAAATATTGTGGCGATAACAAGATATGTTTTCAGAAGAAATCCAATCTCGTTCCATTTTTGTTTCAAGAAGGTGGCGGTGATAAGTTTTCCAATTTCAAGCGCGGTTCCCATCACTATGATTGATACTCCTCCCCCAATAAACAACATTTTAAGACCAATAATGCTAAAATATGCACCACAAGCAGAAATGGCTATTGCGCTTAAAAGCACTAGAAATGCGAAAAATGTCATGTATTATAAATATCGTATATACAAAAAACAACCCCCAATTTCTTGGGGGTTGTTAGGGATGATGAATTCACCATCCTCCACCAGTCAGTTTATGGGACAACTGACAACCATAACCTTTTTAGCTTACTACTTCTGGTTCGATTGGATCTTCTGGAGTTCCTTTCCCACCATTAGACTTGTTCTTATAAACAAGTTCTCCGAGTTTGCTAAGTTCAGAGATAGTATCTTTCATTTTTCCAACATCACCACTCTGTAACACTTCTTTGCCTTTGTCAATACCTTTTTGAATTTCGGTTTTGACAGAATCTTCAAAGTTACCATCCTTTAGTTGTTTTTCCCAACCATAGATAATATTGTCAAGAGAATTCTTGGTCTCAAGATTTTCCTTGAGTTCTTTGTCTTTATCAGCATTTGCTTCAGCTTCTTGCTTCATTCTTTCAACTTCTTCCTTTGAAAGACCAGATGAACCTTGAATGGTGATATCTTGAGCTTTGCCCGTTCCAAGATCTTTTGCAGAGACATGAAGAATGCCGTTTACGTCAATGTCAAACGTCACTTCAATTTGAGGAGTGCCTCTTGGTGCTGGCGGAATGCCGTCCAGTTTGAAGTTTCCAAGACGCTTATTGTCTTTGCTCATTGGGCGCTCACCCTGTAATACAACAATATCAACGGAAGGCTGATTGTCGCTGTATGTGGAGAACACTTGTGACTTCTTAGCAGGAATTGTTGTGTTACGAGGAATCATTGCCGTCGCAACATTTCCTGCGGTTTCAATCGCAAGGGTCAGCGGAGTAACGTCAAGCAACAATACGTCGTTGACCTCACCCTTCAATACACCACCTTGTACAGCGGCACCGACTGCCACAACTTCATCTGGATTTACACCTTGATTTGGAACTTTACCACCGAACTTCTTGGCATAATCAACAACCTTTGGCATTCTTGTCATGCCACCAACAAGCACAAGCTCATTGAGTTCACTATTTGATACACCAGCATCCTTCAAACAGTTCTTATATGGAGCATCCATTCTTTCAAACAACTTCTCGCAGATTTGTTCCATTTTTGAACGAGAAATTGTCATATTCAAATGCTTTGGGCCAGATGCATCCGCCGTGATAAACGGGAGATTTACATCATATGATGTTGCAGAAGACAAAGCAATCTTGGTTTTTTCGGCTTCTTCGCGTAGACGCTGTAAAGCCATATTATCTTTGGACAAGTCAATACCATTTTCTTTTTTGAATTCCGCAACCATGTGGTCCATGATTGCTCTGTCCCAATCATCACCACCAAGATGCGTATCACCATTGGTGGCTTTAACTTCAAATACACCGTCCCCAATTTCGAGAACGGTAACGTCAAACGTACCACCGCCAAGGTCAAAGACGGCAATTTTCTCGTCTTTCTTCTTGTCTAGACCATAGGCTAAGGATGCTGCGGTAGGTTCGTTGATAATACGCAGAACTTCCAAACCGGCAATAGTGCCAGCATCCTTGGTAGCTTGACGTTGAGAATCATTAAAATACGCAGGTACTGTGATAACCGCCTTCTTCACAGATTGTCCCAAATATGATTCGGCATCGGTTTTGATCTTTCCAAGAACAAATGCGCCAATCTGTTGAGGAGAATATTTCTTAGCTTCTCCGTTCTCTGTTACTTCGATCCAAGCATCTCCATTTGTACCTTCAACGACCTTGTATGGAAGATTCTTGATTTCTTCCTGCACTTCGTTGAACTTGCGACCAATAAGTCTCTTGGCCGAAAAAATTGTATTCTTTGGATTGGTCACCGCCTGTCTCTTAGCAGCTTGACCAACAAGTCTTTCCCCGCTTTTTGTAAAAGCAACAACCGAAGGGGTAGTACGAGCACCTTCCGAGTTGGTAATTACTGTAGCTTCACCCGCTTGCCATACAGCCACGCACGAATTCGTCGTGCCAAGGTCAATACCAATAACAATGTCATTTGATTTAGTCATAAATTTATAATATGTTTGGGGCTAAGAATAAACCTAGCCCCAAACATTGTCAACTATTTTATAGGAGCCTCAATGTTTTTGGCTTTTGTTCTTCAATCTTCAGTTTAGGAAGATCAACTTTTATTGTTCCGTTTGCGAAGTCGGCTTTGATTTTATTTTTGTCAATACCTTCTCCCACACTAAACGAGCGTGTGAAACTAGAACGCTTAATTTCTTTATACAGATATTTTCCTTTATTTGTATTTTCATGGTTTGTTCTTTTGCCTCCTTTGATTACTAGTGTATCGCCTTCAAGATCCACGGAAACTTCTTCCTTGTTCAATCCAGCAACATCCGCTTCAAGCACATACCTGTCATCATACTCAACAACATCTACTTTTGGATAGCTGTTCTTGGTATAAGACCCAGCGTAAGGTGTTACGCCGAAGTTATTGAAGACATCGTCAAATAGACGATCAAATGGGGTGAGAAACTCATCCCGTGTATATCTACTTAGTGTACTCATGTTTTGTATCCTTTGTTTATATCGGCTCCATTATGGACACCGACAGATACACTATATCAATAATTGTGCCAATCAGATTTTCCAGAGTTTACCTCTGACAGTGTTAAGAATCAAAAATCAATTTGTGATATTGTGACACAGTATATGTGCCATATGTCACACTTTTGGATGCCAAACTTCCAAATATTTGAGATGATTTGCACAATCCAACGCACTGCGTATAACTTGGTGCATGTCATAATATTTGTATTCACCAAGTCTACCACCGAATATCACTTTGTCTTGCTTTGATGATTCTTCCTTGTACTTTTTCAATATTTCCATATTGGCAGCATCATTTACAGGATAATATGGCTCTGTTTTTTCTGGAACATATTGGATTGGCGTTTCCCAACTTACCCAAGTCACATCACTCTGTGAATTTTCGAAATGTTTATGTTCTATGGTGCGAGTGAATGGAACTTTTTCACTTGTGTAATTTATAGCGGCGACTCCCTGATAATTTGGAGTTTCCATTCTCATATGATCTAACGAAACAGTCTTGTATTCGAGATGTCCATATTTGTATCCATAGAATTTATCAATCGGACCTGTGTATATCACTCTGTCATGAGGCGGCAATTCGTCCTTGAAATAATCAACACCGGTTTTGACATCTATTCCTTTTAAAAGCTTTTCAAATATCTGAGTGTATCCACCAATTGGAATACCTTGATACTTATCATTGAAATAGTTGTTGTTAAAAGTGTATCTTACTGGCAGTCTCTTGATAATCTCTTTTGGCAACTCTGTCGCCTTTTTGCGCCACTGTTTTTCCGTGTACCCTTTGATCAATGTTTCATACACATCTCTACCAACCAACTTGATTGCTTGTTCTTCAAGATTTTTTGGCTCACCAATATGGGCCGATTGTTTGGCTATTATTGCTTTTACTTCTTCTTCACTTTGCACTCCCCATAGCTGATAAAACGTCCACATGTTAAATGGTAAAGAATACAACTCTCCATCATAATTAGCCACGGGGGTGTATATGAAGTTATTAAACGATGTAAACTGATTGATCCACTTCCAAACCTCTTCGTCTGAAGTATGAAATATATGTGGACCATAAACATGTAGGTTGATATTATCCCTATTTTCGCTATAGCAATTTCCACCAATATGATTGCGCACATCAATCACCAAGACTTTCTTTCCAATCTTGTTTAGTTCATAAGCGCATATGCTTCCAAAAAATCCTGCTCCTACTATTAGATAGTCGTACATATTATTCCATTACAATAAAACCGTCTTTCCATTTTGTTGGAACTTTTATCCAACCTTCACACCAAACATCAGAAGGATCTTCATGTATGTCTGGTCCAAACCACGTGGATGGAGATATAACCACCTTGTTTTTTGTTCTTGATAAGAATGCACCCCACCAACTGAATGTAGAGTTTGAAATAATAAAATCATCACACATTGATAATAGCCACATAGCATCCTGATCAACATAGTTGCTTGGAAATATGATGTTATTTCCTTTGATGTTGTTCTTACACCATTCAAAATCATCACTAAGAACCATTAGATAATCATGTTGTGGCAGAAGTTTTCTTGCTTCTTCTATATAATCCAATGTCACAACTGGATGATGTCTTGGTTGGGTGAGATAATCTCCTCTTCTTACATTTATGGCGGCAACTCTGGCTGAATTTAAAAACGGAAATTCTTTTGTTGCTTTTATTACAAATTCCGTAGTTGGACTAAATGCATCTCTTATTACTTCTTTATAGTTTCCAAAGTATTTTTCAGATTGATACCATCCACAGAAAGCCGTGGGTCTGTCTTCTGCTGGAGCAAATTCTTTGTATGTAAAAGGTGCCCAAATATGATGTGCAATATTGTTTGACGGGATAGTGTTTATTCTAAAGTCAAATTTTCTGAACAATCCTTTTTCCAAATGACTGGTTGTTGATTCTTTTGACGGAACAACAAACTGTCTATTATGTTTTAACGACTGAGAGTAGCCGTTTGCTATCTGAAACATTATGTTTCCTGTTCTGCCTTGCAGTCTGCAAGTGATATAATTGCTGGTCATTTCCTTCATGATACAAAACTTTCAATTTTTTCTCCGCGCATCAATTTGTCGCAATAATCAAAGAAGTATTTTTGTTTCTCTGGCAATCTGATTTGAAAATTATGATATGTTCCGCTTTCAAACTCCGTTGCAATTCCAAAACCAAATTCCTTATAGCCATATCCGCCGAAATAATTCCATGCTATACCAGTTAAACATCTGGTTGGATAATTCATAGCTATTCTTCTTCCAGCTTTTTCATTTTCTCTGGTGAATACCTCCGCCACATCAGCTTCCATAGAAATTCCTTCTGGATTTGGATATCTTTGAAAATCAAAATTCTTGAATGGAGATCTTTCCCATAAATCTCTGCTGAAGCTTAGAAAACTTGGTGCTATAAAAGGAGGAGTTCTTGGTGTTGTTGGAAATATTGAGTTGGAAGCCTGTCCATTCCCATAGATGGTATTATTGTCTGATATTTCCTTGATTGCTCTTGATACACAATCATGTGTGATGGGAATGCAATCAACATCAAATATGGTTATACTGTCCCAATCATTGTTATTTTTCACATATTTTTCAATGGCAGTAGAATGCATGCCATCGAATGAAATTTGCTCAAGAGGAATTGAAAAATAATCAAAAACTTTCTTTTGCAATTCAACTATCGTATAGTCAATATCCGATTTATACAGGCTTATTACTTTGTGTTTCATGGCGTTTGTCTATTTTTGGCACTCTATCATAGCAAATGATATCATCTTTAACGTTTGATATATAGCCATTGCCGTCCAAATCACTTTTAACGGGCATAGCTCCACATGCGAGGGGGTTTACCAGATATTTTTCTATGACAGGAACATTACCATACCAACCATCAATCGTACCATCTTGAAATGGAACATATTCATCAAGTACCTTCTTGATAACTTTTCTTCTGTATCCAACGGCGTGAGTTCCTAGAACCATTTGTGATCTGAAAAGATTGTCTGTCATTATTTGCAGAGGTCCAACTGTATCCACGGGTCTTCCTCCAAACAAAACCATGTCCCAATTTGGAAAATATTTTAGATCGTCCAATGCTTTTTCCGCCAAATCTCTTCCTGATATTTCTGGTCTGTCATAGAAAAATGCATCATCTTCAAAAATCGGCACTCTTTCATATCCGAGATCGCATATTTTCTTGAATAATTTGTGATAAGTATATGCACAGTACGCATGCCTCTTCATTGGATCTGGTTCATTTATACCATCTTCAGCGGAAACTCTTTCAAAAAAAGATAGCAACCCAACTCTATCCATTTCTTTACGAAAAAGCTCGTTTCTGTCTGTTCTTCTGTCCAGATTTATATAGTATCCTTTTTCAAAGAAATTTTCTATTTTCATTTTGTCAATTCCTCCAAGCAATCCTCCCACATTTTTCCAATCTTGTTAATATTAAAATTTTCAAGCACATATTGTCTTCCACCAGTTCTATATTTTTCCTTTATCTCTGGGTTAGCTTCAAGATAGTTTATCTTATCCACGATATTTTTTGTATATTTGAACTTTCCTTCTTCGTCTCTTGCCAAATCAGCACGTTGAAGCTCATCGAGGTTAGTGCCCGGCGGGGCATCCAACCAAACACACTTGTCACCAAACACAGTTGGCAATGCACCAAGTGGATATGTTAATACAATTGTGTTAAAAGCAAGAGCCTCTGCAACAGTGCATGCAAATGTATCTTTTCTCAAAACCTTGTGTATGGTATACAATGGATATATGAAATATTCACTTTCAGCCAAGTGTTTGTAAAGTGTTTTTCTATCCACCGCTTGATGGTTGTGGAAATATGACTCAGTATGACCATGCACCGTTATGAAATAATCAAATGCATGAAACTGTTTTTCTGGCATATCCAACTCTCTGACTGCCTGCATTGCAACATCTCCACCCGTTGGCCATGTGGCGTGAAATATAAACTTACCTTTCTTCTTTTGAATTGGTTCCTGCTCAACCTCTCTGATCATTTCATCAAAAATTGGATTTGAAATTAGGAATTGCTTTGTTTTTTCGTAATTGGCTTTGACATGATTTATAACATTCTGTGACACACTAGCTTGCCAAGTCGAAACATTAACCATTCCGAGAGTAAGATTGTGTTTTCTTGCATATGCCATATGTGCATCTATCCCATATACCCATTGCATATGACACCAATAAATCAAACTCTTGGTTACTGTAATAGGAAGCTTGTCATAGTCTTGAAACCAAAGCATGTTTATCAATACATCAAAAGTTTTATTCTCAATACCGTCGAAGTTTTTATTTGTGTATGAAACACCATAACTTTTTGCTCCGGGCACAAACTTCTTTCCCTGCTTTTGTAGTTTCTCTTCAAGTAATGGCTCCAATTCATCCACAGTCATTACAACCTCATGTCCTTTGCTTGCCAAATATTCAGCAACAAGCATTGAACTAGTGTCTGTGCCAGATGCCCCTCCACCATCATATCTGAGATTATGACCGTTCAGATAATTGTTTCGTCTGCTGTTTCCTATTACTATGATTGCTATTCTCATGATATTATGATGTTAACTGTGAAATAAAATCGCGCCACATCAGTCCTACTTTGTTGGAATTAAATTTCTCAAATATGAAATCTTTGCCTTGGGTTCTTACTTTGTTTTTAAATTCAGTATTGGCTTCCAAATATTTGACCTTTTCAACTATGTTCTCTGTGTAATTGAACTTGCCTTCTTCGTCCTTTGACAATTGTTCCTTTTGCATCTTTATAGGATCAGTATCTGGTGGAAAATCCAACCATGCGCAATATCCATCAAAGTTGTCATGTAATGCACCTAATGGGTATGTTACTACAGTTACGCCCATAGCAATTGCCTCTGCAACAACACACGAAAATGTATCTTTGTGAACATCCTTGTATGGAGTATACAGTGGATAAATGAAATAGTCACTCTTTGCCAAACATCTGAACAAGGTTTTCTTGTCCACACCATTATGATTTCTAAAGAATGGATCAGTGTGACCATGAATGCACATGAGATAATCAAATGCGTTGAATTCTTTTTCTGGAAAATCAAGTTCACGTACCGCTTGTACTGCCACATTTCCTCCTCTTGCCCAAAGTGGATGAAAAATAAATGACCCGCTTTTCTTTTCTATCTTCTCACTCAACACTTCTTCAATCATGTCATCCATTATAGGATTTGGTATCGTAACAACCTTTGTATTTGGCAATTTGTTACAAGCATCCTGTACAACTGGATTTGTCATGCTCTTTTCCCATTCTGAAATATGAACAAATCCGAGGGTTAGGTTGTTTTCCTTGACATACTCAATCATCTCGCCAATTCCATAAATCCATTGCATATGACACCAATAGATTACAGCCTTTGTGATTTTGACTGGCAACTCTTTGTACTTACTGAACCATAGACTGTTCACCAACACATCAAATGTTTTGTTTTCAACATTATCCAACTGAAAGTTCGTGTATATTACACCACGAACTTTCTTTCCTGCATTAAATACAATTCCTTTTTTGGCATAAGACTCTTCCAACAGTGGTTCTAGTTTGTCTGAACAAAACACCACATCGTGGCCTTGTGCGGCGAGTTGTTCAGCAACTATTATTGAACTGGTATCAGTCCCAGATCCACCGCCGTTTCCATATCTTAATGTTTCTCCGTCAAGATAATTACTACGACGACTGTTTCCTAAAACAGTGAACAATATTCTCATAGTTTTTTCTCGTAACGCTTACCCCACTGTTTTGATTTGCTAAAAGAATACATTATTACTCTGTCTGGCTTGTTATCTGAAATTATCTCTACATCAATTGAACTTTTCTTGTATGTGAATATTTCAGGATGAGTTGATGGTTTGAAATCAACTCTGAACAAATTTGTGTCATATTTGTCAACGACGCCAAATGTGATGAATTCAAAATCTCCAGTGTCTTCTTCCATGAAATGTCCTACATCCCATGCAACATTCATTTTGAGTCTTTCTTTTTTGAATTGCGCCTCCCAATCAGGTGGATTCGGTGGTTCTTTTACCAATAGAGTATAATCTTGTATTTTACATGCTTTGAAATTAAAACCTCCGTATACTTCATAATCATGCAAAGAGCGAACCTTTCCTAATCCATAAATTCCCATATCAATTCCATGTTCTTCTTGTCCGAACAATTGGCGAGTTTTCTTTCTTGCATAAATATCTCTCTCACCACTTGTCTTCTTTGTGGCACTTTCCTTGCCGTGATCATCCCAATGCTTTGGACGATATTTGCGAGTATATTCATGCCACATAATCATTCTGTATGGGCTGAAGAAATCATATCCATGTGTATATGCACGAACACTCATAGTTGTTTCTTCAGTGTATCCACCAAAATAAATGTCTGGATCATATGGTACTTCTTCAATAAATTTTCCAGCAACAAAAAAGAAATGTCCACTCAACGTGCGAGCGCGAATAATTTTGGTTCGCTTCTCATAATCTCCAATGTAATGAGGCATGCTCATCAAAAGTTTGTCATTGCTAAATTCATATTGTGACATCAAGCATGGTACTGGGCTTGCTTTTTCAATCGGCAACGCAGTGTCAAATGGTGTACAATATGTGCTTATGATTGGTTTTTTTGCAACCGACAAAGCCTGATCATAATCTTCAAGAATCATTGCATCCCAATCTTGAACAAAACGATGGTGACTATCAATCTGCAAGGTGTATTTTTCCCCACGATACAACTTGTTTGTTATGTTTCTAGCCCAACCCAGTCCTTGGCTTTCTGAATAATGATATGTTTCAATTCTGAAATTTGGATTGTCGATGAATTCGTCAAGATTTTCCGTTTCATCTTTTTGCCAACAAATACCAAATGTTAATTTTTCTGGATGTTTCGCTTTGGCAATCATGTCCTTGATGGTAGGAACCAATTCTGGATCACGATATGATGCTATCTGCACGAATATTAGATCATTATTTTTTTTCATATAACTTTGTATTATAGACTTTTATCATATATATGCAAGCAATAATAAATTAAATCGTATTATTTTGCATAGTAGATATTATATCTACATTTTTAGTAATGCTTGTCTATACTATTATTTTTAAAACCATTATAAACAACGAAAAATTAATTGCGAAGAATGTATATCTTTTCGTTGTCTTTTATTCTGAAAAAGTTTCCAGCTTCTTTCATTTTTACAAAAGTATAATCTCCATTTATCATATATCCACCAATTTCGAATGATTGATTTAATTCGTTCTCATAAAACACCTTGAAATTCTCAGCTTTACACTTGAGTAAATTTTCAGTAACTATACTAAAACTTCTGTTTATATATTCTTTCATTTAAA